AAAGTGGACTGTTGCGGAGCTTATCGAAATCCGCGACAAATATCGATTGAAACTCAAGGAATTGAAGCAATGCAAGTAAAAATCAAGAAGCTGCACCCAGATGCAAAAGTACCAACTTACGGCAGCGCGGGTGCTGCGTGCTTTGACATTTGCGCGCTGAAAGGTGGCGCTGTTCCATTCTGTGGGCGCAGCGCGATCTTTGAGACTGGCCTAGCATTTGAAGTGCCAGAAGGCTATGCGCTGATGGCTTACAACCGAAGCGGGCACGGCATCAAGCATGGCGTGCGGCTCTCCAATCTTGTAGGAATCCTGGACAGTGACTATCGCGGGCAACTGCTGGTGCGGCTGCACAACGATGGTCCAGACACCTACCAAGTGCAAGACGGCGAGCGCGTCATTCAGGCGATGATCGTGCCAGTTCCAAAGGTGGAATTCGTTGTGGTCGATGAGCTTGGAGAAACCGAGCGCGGCACAGGCGGCCTAGGCAGCACGGGCCGATAACCGCTATACTCAATCCGTGGCGTGTCATTCCCCTTCGCGCCACGCTTCCCCTTAAGCCCCGTTGCTCAAAAGCAGAGCGCGGGGCTTTTTCTTTTCCGACGAACGGCAGTTGACGGGCGCTTGATTCAGGCGCAGAATGCATGCAAACGGTCTGATTTATAAGCAAAATCAGTAGGTTAGTGGTAAAATTAAGCATCAAGAAAGGGGAAATATGAAATACGAAACAGAAGCAGAGCGCGCGGAGTTCATTGCATGGGTTCGCACGCATGAAGAATGCCACGGCGCAATTGATGAAGGCAGTGCATGGGCAGCCTGGCAAGCCGCCCGCCGCGCTCCAGCAGCACCAGTGCCGCAGGGGTGGAAGCCGGTGCCGGTTGAGCCAACTAAAGAAATGATCCAGCGGGCCTGTGACGACCACGGCTACCCCGGAGGGTCTAGATGGGTATACCGAGATGGCTATCGGTCTATGCTCGCCGCCGCGCCCCAGCCACCAGAGGCACAAGCCTCCGTTTCAAACGGAACCTTTGCAGCGCCTGTGCAGTTGCTGGAGCCTGTGGCGCAGCTATGGCAACACGGAGAAACAGGAAGAACGCGTGTTGTGATGCCAGACGCAATCACGGATTGCGATGCTGGATGGCAGCATGTTGGTGCGCTCTACACCGAGCAGCAAGTGCGCGAGCTGCTGGCAGCACACGGCATCAAGGTGAACCAATGAAAAATCCCCGCAATGGGGCTTTTCTTATGGGCGCTCCTCCCAAGAGAGGTAATACGCGCCAGTTCCTGTGCCTGTAAATTGCAGGTAGTAGGTTGGTTACGGCTTTCCGGCGCTCTCTGCGATCTTTCGTACAGAATCACCCGCACGCTTGGACCCAGCAGAGCTGCCTAACCAATAGTTGCACACTTGCGCAAACCCCGGAATCAGCGCGCCAAAAAGCACGTTCAACAAGTTGGCGGTGCGCTCGTCCCACGTCCGGTCAACGATAAACAGCAGAGCGACACAAGCAAAGAACCCCGACACAATCACCGTGCTAATCACTGGTGCTGCCCATGCGATGCCAGAGGACGCCTGCGCAAGCGATACCGTCTGTTGCCTGGCGCTTTGCGTGTCTTGCAGGGCAACCTGTTCGCGCGATGCATCGATGCGCTCAAGCTCCAACTGGAACTGCTGTTCGGCAGTCTTGAGCGCTAGGATTTGCTCGCCAGACAGGGAGCCTGTGGACAGCGCGGCGGTTACTTCGTCCTGTGTTGCATCGGGCTTGCCCAGCACCTTGTCTGCGATGACCTTCACTGCAGCGCCAGCCAACGGCCCCCCGAGCGCGGTTGCTAGGCCTGGCGCCACGCTTCCAACAATGTCTTTCCAGTCCGCCATATCAACCGCCTTTCAGGTTTGACGCAATACGGCGCGCCCAGCCTTTGCCAAAAGACGACCAGGTGGAAAGGCTCGCCATAAACTCCAGCCTGTGGCCGTTGTATCTGGCCGCGATGACCGGGCCTACAGCGGACGCAGCGGCAATCGTCTTTGGGCCAATCACGCCATCATCAGCAACACCAGCCGCGCGCTGCAGCCACATTGCTGACTGAGAAACGCCAGAATTCACTGCACCGTCAAACACATCAAAGCGCACAACCTCTGGCAATTGGTCGGCCTTCACTGCATCCCAATACAGCTTGCGATAGATAGACTTTGCCGTGTCGCGCGGAAGATTGCGCATAGGCCCTGTGTAGCCATTGGCGCGCGCTACCCGTGCTGTAACGCCCCACATGGTTTCCCCGCCTGGGTCGGCAGGATGGTTACTGTATCCACCTTCATGACCAATCAGTCGGTCAAATGCTTTGTCAAAGTCCATCACTGACCTCGCTTTTCAATCCATCGCTGCACGCCACCATGAGCAGAGCAAACACCGGTGCCGCGCTTTGCGGTTGTGAACGATCCATTAGCACACTGCGCCGTGACGCCAATCACCCGCGCTTCCAAGCGTTGATTTTCGGTTGACATGGTGTACACCAAAATAACGCCTAGCACGACCGCAGCGACTTTACAAATGTGCTCTTTCATTTCGGGTCTACCTTTCTACCCACAAACTTCTTGGCAATAGTGCGGATGTAGTCAGCACCCAAGAATCCAACTGCACCGGCTGCGGCGTACTTCCACTCGCCAGCCATGCCCATTGCATCAATACCATATCCAGCCGACAAAGTAATCATCCCGCAAATCACGGACTCAATAAGAATCCGCATCCACCTTGGCTCTTTGTCGTCATAAAGCGCCCGGAAAAACGCCAAAACAAAAGACAAAAGCGGAGCGAGTAATTCGGCGCGTAGCCAGTTGTTCGGGTCTCTCCAAGGCAATTTTTACTCCATCACAGATTTATTTTGCTAGCCGATATAAACAAATCATCCAAGTCTTGATCTGTGAGGCCAATTGCTCTTGCTGCATTGTTCAAGAATGCGCTCTCTCTCGACCATTCTGTAGTGTCGTTTAACGCGACTTGAGCTAATTCCTTATCTGATGCGTTTGGAATGCTGCCGACGTATTGTATGACAGCATCAAACTTTCCAGCAAGAATGAGAGCGGCCTTACCCTGGGCGCGCGATACAGACTGCGGAACTACGGGCTTCAGCAGAGCAGTGTCGATCTTGATGATGCTCATGGTGCTTTCCCTTCTTCAAAAACGCTCCAGGTGGCGCCGACGCCATCGGTAAGTTCGGCGTCGCCCACAGTCCATGCATCGCGCATGGAACGATCTGTCGGGACTTCCGATGCATCGATGATCTTGTAGGGCTTGCCGGCTGGCACATCTTTCTGCGCAACGGCCTCAATTCCGTACAGGTTCACGGCTTCTTCGGTGGGGCGCACGATAGCGACAACACCGTTGTCTTGCTTATAGAGAATGACTAGGTTCATGGTTTTCCTTTCAGCGGAAGATGGCAAGTGAGACCACGCTAAGATCATACAAAGATGGCTGAGATCCGTATTTTCCAACAACACGGCACTGTGTTGTCGTCTGCGCAGGCGCCCCGATCCCAAGCATCACACCAAACAGGTGAACATTTGTGTCTGTGTATGTTGCAGTGTCGGGCTTTACGGCAGCAGTGACGGCGTAATTCGCATCAGGCATCGCTGTCGTGAAGTTCACCGTGTAGTCACCCACGCCGTTGTCCGTGATGCTCGACACATTTCCACTTGCCTGTATAGCAACAGTGCCTGTACCTTTGAAGTTCACCCAGGCTCGGCACGCATAGACGGGTGCAGCTCCGGCGGCGTTGAACGCTTCGCGGATACCACGAGGATCGACAGCCTTGTTTTCCACCGTGCCTGAGGCGTTTTCAGCGGCAGAAGAAAACAAAGTTGTTCCTCGCAATGCTTCTGTTGCATTTGCCGCCGATGATCGAATCGCTTGAAACACTCGCAATGCAGTCATCATTGCCGTGTTGTTTGTTCCGGCTTCTGCTTGCGCTTGGGTAGCCAAAAATGGGGCCCCGCGCAACGATTCTGTTGGATCTTGCACCAGTTCCGCCGCGCTAAATACTTGCGTCCATCCATTTGGCACAGATGGTGGCAAAGTGTTGTTTGCATTGTTGTTTTGCCAAAGAATTGTCGGGTCCGATGGGTCGGCAACAATAGCTTTTACGCTATATCCGCCAATGGCGTCTGCAAAATCTTGATCAAACGGAAAAGTTTCGCCGGATTGAAGGTATTGAATTGCTTGAGACAAGTCATACAGCACGCCATTAAAGTCTGTGCCAAATGGCGGGATGCCTCCTGCAATGATTGGCGTGCGTGTTACTGGAGGAAAACCAACATCGTAAGATGCTCGACCTTCGCTTGTGTCTCCAGTTACAGGAACATCTTGTCGTCCACCATTTTGGGCAAACGCTTTTTGGAAAAATTTAGGAATGCTAATTGGCATTTGTTACAGCTCCATCTGCTAGGAATGTACCAGAATCAAAAGGCGCAACACCTGCGCCCATTTCCGCAAAACCAAAAGTATTTGGGGTTGGAATTTCTGCAATTTTCAAGCCTACGCCAGCAGGCCTAGGCATGACGTTTTGTGCAACAAGAACTGCGCGCTCCCACGGCTCTAGGAAAAACTCAAAAGTAATCCGAATGCTCATGTCGCGCCCGTCGTTTACGTAAGCGCGGCCACGTCCTGTAAACAAGTTGTTGATGACGCGGTTAAGCGATGCACAATCTGTGGCCGATATGTTTGACAGTGCTTTGGCAAGAATCAGCACGCGGTACGAATTATCAGCGAGTCTATATGTTTGCGTAGCTGGCGGGCCATCGTAAAACGTTCCTTGATTGAATGGGTAGAAGCTCTGTGGCGTTGTGTTAAAACCAAAGTTTTGCACTTCTGCAACAACTTGAAGCTCACGACCTACGCCTACAATCCGGCCCCAAATATCAAGTCCAAAACCTTTCGCCGTGTTGATGTTCCAGACCACATCATAGAAACTGTTTGACCAGTCTTGGCTGAAATAGCCTTTTCGGTAGTCAATCAGTTGGTTGAGGACTGGTGATGCTGCGTATTGCTTCATACCAATGTCACTGCAATGTCTGCATCGTCAATTGTTGGATATTGATCGATGCCTATGTCAATAGAATCAAGATTTGCAGTGGATAGACCCACCTTAATCTGAATGATGGACACTGCCGCGCTAATTTGCGCCACAGCAGCATAGAAGTTTGACGCGAAAATCTTTCCGCCAATTCGCGCCCGCTGTGCGCCATTTTCTCCGGTGAACGTCTGTGTGATAGCAGTTTTAACGTCTTGGATGATGGTCGATGGCAGCGCGGTGCTATTTGCGATCTGGACCGCAAACTTTACAGGCGTTGGAGTTGGGCGGTTGAATGTGATTGTGTACTCAGGGTAAGGATAAGAATATCCGTCAGTGTCCTGCACTACAACAGACGTATTTCCGTTCAGATCACAGCCGCCGTCTTTCTTGCGCCAAATAGCTTGTGCAACGCCATCATTCGCGCCGCCAACTACCGCAACATAAATCGAGTGCGGTTTTATGCTGTAGTTTGTCGCGCCGTACAAAATCGCAGAGTTGGTGAAGTTGTCGTATGCGAACACATCAATCACACCGTCGACACCCCACACTTCGGCGCGAATGGCTGGTACAGTGCCCCGGCCATTCTTTGCGATGCTTTCCTGGCGGCGAGTTTCAAAAGCGCCGCGCGATTCGACATTGGTGCCAATAATCGCAGGAGCCAGATTCGTTATTGCATCCCAGCCTGGGAACAACTGGGCAATCTTAGTCAGCGCGCCAATACCAAGCTCGATGGGGCCCTTGGTTTGGCATGAAAACTGGATGGTCGCTTGGCCTAATCCGTCAAAAGTAGCCGGGTTGTCAGAAATCCAAAGGTTTCCATCAGAATCTTGCGCAAGCTGACCGGCTGGCATGGCAAGTCCAGGCTGGCCAGTGCAAAGCGCCTGAACGACAGAAGAAGTCGCGCCCTTGCGATCAAAAAAATAGATTCGGCCAATGCCATCTTGGAAGCGGCCTTCGGATGTGGCCGGGTCAACCATCGCAATCAAGTTTGCAATGGCCGCATTGGAATCCATCAGGTTATCCGTCAGATTGTCCGCTAGATATGCCTGGGGCGTCGATGGCGTGACAACATCCAAGTCACCGCCAAACGCTTGATTGGTGTCTGCCAGAATGCCGGTGCGAATATCAACCGCCGACGGCACAATGACGCCCTTTGGCGTTATTTGAATGGGTGGCGTGTTAGAC